GTTATATCGATGAGTACGGATTCCCTGTATTTGAAGATCCAAAAAAACCTGTAGTTGGTATAGATGGAGAGATGATTAATATTGGAGTAATTACCTATTGGAATAACGAGGTAGCTTCACTAAAGTCTGACTCAGATGCTTTAAATGAGTTCTATCGTCAGTTCCCTAGAACAGAGTCTCATGCATTTAGAGATGAGTCTAAGGAGTCTTTATTCAACTTGACAAAGATATACCAACAGATAGATTATAATGATTCATTGGTAAAAGACCAGATACTAACAAGAGGTTCATTTCATTGGAAAAATGGTGTACAAGATTCTGAGGTAATATGGACTCCTGACAAGAATGGTCGTTTCTTAGTGTCATGGATACCTAATACTAATCTTAGGAATAGATATGTAATTAAGAACGGAAGAAAATACCCTGGTAACGATCATGTAGGAGCATTCGGATGCGATCCATATGATATCTCAGGGACAGTAGGAGGTGGTGGTTCAAATGGAGCATTGCATGGCAAGACTGCATTTACTATGGAAAAAGCTCCATCAAATGAATTTTTCTTAGAGTACATAGCTAGACCTCAGACAGCAGAGATATTTTTCGAGGAGGTATTAATGGCTTGTGTATTTTACGGTATGCCGATACTTGCTGAGAATAATAAGGCTCGTTTGCTTTACCATTTCAAGAACAGAGGATATAGAGGTTATTCTATGAATAGACCTGACAAACATATGTCTAAGCTATCTAAGACAGAGATAGAGCTTGGAGGAATACCTAACTCATCTGAGGACGTTAAACAAGCGCACGCATCAGCTATCGAATCATATATAGAAGAATATGTAGGAGTAGATACAGAAGGAACATATAGAAGTACAGATGAAATGGGATCAATGTATTTCACAAAGACATTAGAAGATTGGGCTAAGTTTGATATAAACAATCGTACAAAACATGATGCCTCTATATCTTCAGGTCTAGCAATTATGGCTACTCGCAAGTTTTCATTGACCAAAGATTCTGAAAAGTCAAAAATAAATGTTAAATTTGCTACTTATAAAAACAATGGTAATATCAGTGAATTAAGATAGATAATGGATAAACCATCAATACAAATAAAAAATATTGCATTCCCAAACCAAATGGCATCGGATGCAGAAAAAGAAAGTTCTGAGTACGGTCTAAAAGTAGGTCATGCAATTCAAGGTGAGTGGTTTCGCAGAGTCGGTAATGATAGTTGTAAATACTATTCTCAATATGGAGAATTTCATAGACTCAGACTATATTCACGTGGAGAACAATCTATCTCTAAGTACAAATCTGAGTTGTCATATAATGGCGATTTATCATATATTAACTTAGATTGGACTCCTGTTCCAATTATACCTAAATTCGTAGATATACTTGTTAACGGTATCCAGGACAGATTATATGCCGTTAAGGTAGAATCTCAAGATGTAATGTCAGCAGAAAAGAAAAACCTATTTCAAGATATGGTTGAAGCTGATATGGTCGCTAAAGATTTCTTAGTACAAACAAAAGAACAGTTCGGTATAGACGCATTTAACGTACCTCAGAATGAGATACCTGAAACATCTGAAGAATTGTCTTTATATATGCAGTTGAAATACAAGCCATCTATAGAGATAGCTGAAGAGATTGCATTGAATACGATATTGAATCAAAACGATTATAATGATACTATCAAACCAATGGTTGATAAAGATATCGCTGCAATTGGTATTGGAGCAGTTAAGCATGAATTTAATCCTGCATCTGGATTAGAAATTAGTTATGTTGATCCTGCATCACTTGTATATAGTTATACAGAAAAGAAAGATTTCTCTGACTGTTATTATTTCGGAGAAGTAAAACAATTACACATTACTGAGTTACTTAAAATTGATCCAACTTTAACAGAAGAAGATATTAACGCTATATCTCAAACTGCTGGAGCTTGGTATAATCACTTCCCAATTGTTAAGTCGTTTAATGACGATACATTGAGAGGTGAGATGGTTTCATTGTTATTCTTCAACTACAAGACTTCTAAGCGTTTTGCATACAAACGTAAATTCTTAAAGAACGGTGGAGAGAGAATTATAAAGAAATCGGATACATTCCGTCCTATTATCGGAGAGGATGATAATTTTGGAATGGTTGAATCTATTAAGGATGTATGGTATGAAGGAGTATTGGTTCTAGGTAGCAATAAATTACTTAAATGGAACTTACTTAAAAATATGGTTAGACCAAATGCTGCTACTCAGAAAGCATTACCTAATTATGTAGTATGCGCTCCAAATATGTATAACGGTGTTATTGAGTCTATTGTTAGACGTATGATTCCATTTGCAGACCAAATTCAATTAACTCACTTGAAATTACAGCAGGTAATGTCGAGAGTTGTTCCTGATGGTGTATTTATCGATGCTGACGGACTTAATGAAGTTGACTTAGGTAATGGAGCAGCGTATAATCCAGAAGAAGCATTAAAGCTATATTTCCAAACAGGTTCGGTTGTAGGTAGAAGCAACACAATGGAAGGTGAATTTAATAACGCTCGTATTCCAATTCAAGAGTTAGCTACAAACAGCGGTCAGTCTAAAATGCAGGCATTAATAGGAGTTTACAACTACAATCTAAATATGATTAGAGATGTAACTGGATTGAATGAGGCTAGAGATGGTTCAATGCCTAATTCAGATGCATTGGTCGGTGTACAGAAATTAGCTGCTTTAAATAGTAATATCGCTACAAGACATATTTTAGAAGGTGGATTATTAATCACTAAGAGATTAGCTAACTGTATTTCTTTACGTATAGCTGACATTCTTAAATACGCAGACTTCAGGGAAGAGTTCGCTATGCAGATTGGTAATTACAATCTAGCTATCTTAGATGATATTAAAGACCTATACTTACATTCGTTCGGTATATTTATAGAATTAGAGCCTGATGAAGAAGAACGTCAACAAACTGAGGCTAACATTCAGATGGCATTAAGCAGAGATCAGATTGACTTAGAGGATGCAATTGATATCCGTACAATCAAGAATCTTAAACTAGCGAACGAGATGCTTAAAGTTAAGAGACGTAAGAAAATGGAGGCAGCTCAGAAGTCTCAAGAAATGCAAATGCAAATGCAAATGCAATCTAATATGCAATCTCAACAAGCTGCCGCTGAAGCCAAACAACAACAAATTCAGATGGAAGCTCAGTCTAAAATTGCTATCATCAATGCTCAATCTCAGTCTGATATGCAGAAATTAGACATGGAAGTTGAGAAGAAAAAAGAATTGATGTCTGTCGAGTTCGAGTACAATATGCAGTTGAAAGGAATAGAGACTGATAACCTGAAAAGCAGAGAGAAAGCTAAGGAAGACGCTAAGGATGAACGAGTTAAGAAACAAGCTACAGCTCAATCTAAATTGATTGAACAACGTCAGAACAATCTTCCTCCTGTGGATTTTGAGAGTAGCGGTAATGATGCATTAGGTGATTTTAACCTAGAAGCCTTTGAGCCAAGATAATCGCAAAATTCAATTAAAAATTTATTATTAAATTTGTAACAATTAAAATTCAAATATAATGGAAGAAGAACAACAACAAGAATGGGTTGTTAGGGCGGTTGACTTTGAAGAGAAGTCTCCAGCTGAAATTGAGAGAGAGGTAGTTCAAAAGTATGATGAGCAACCAGAGACTCCAGAAGAAACACCAGAAGATGTTGTACAAGAAGAAGTACAAGAAGAAATAGTAAGTAACGAATTAGACGATAATACCGTTCTTTCACATATTAAAAACAAGTACGGAAGAGAAGTAAACTCTTTGGAAGATTTATTTAAGGAGCAACAAGCACCTGAAGAATTACCTGAAGATGTATCTACTTATCTAAAGTACAAAAAAGAAACAGGTCGTTCTTTCGAGGACTTTATTAAATTGAATAAAGATTTCGATAAAGAAGAACCAAACAAATTGTTGGCTGAATATCTAAAAGAAAAGAATCCATACTTAGATGATGAGGACATTAAGTTCAAATTAGAAGAGTATCAGTTCGATGAAGACTTAGATACAGAAAAAGAAATTAGAGCTAAAAAGTTAGCTTTAAAAGAAGACCTTTCTAAAGCAAAGGAATATTTTAATAATCTTAAAGAACAATATAAAGTTCCTCTTGAGTCAAGAGATTCTTTCGTTCCGCAAGAGGAAAAAGAAGAATACAATGCTTTTAAAGAGTATAAAAAAACAGTTACAAGTCAGACTGAATTACAACAGCGTCAGTCAGAAGTATTTGTTGAGAAGACAAGTAATCTATTCTCTGATAAGTTCGAGGGCTTCGGATTTAATTTAGATGAGAATAACAAAGTTACTTACAAACCATCAGATGCTTCGACATTGAAAGAAAAACAAAGTAATCTAGGAGAGTTCATTAAAGGATTCTTAGATGACAATGGTTTCTTGAAAGATGCTGAGGAATTTCATAAAGCTATTGCTGTAGCTAGAGAGCCTGAAAAGTTTGCTAAGTTTTTCTATGAAAAAGGAAAAGCAGATCAAGCGGTAGAATTAGAGAAAGATAGTAAGAATATCGACATGGTAAGAAACTCTCATACATCTATAAATACAGATGGTCCGAAAATTAGAGCATTAGATGACAGTGTTGGAACTGGATTAAGATTTAAAAAACGTTAAAAACTAAAAACAAAACAAAATGGCTGGAGCATTAGCAACATCACCAGGAGTAGGGATTACTCCAAGTTCAGTAAAGGCAGCGTTGCCAACTAACTACATCAAGAACTTTGATTTCTTGAACCAATACTTACCTGACACTTACGAGCAAGAGTTCGAGCGTTATGGTGAAAGATCTATCTCTTCTTTCTTACGTAACGTAGGAGCTGAGTCTGCATCTGCATCTGATTTAATCAAATGGACAGAGCAAGGTCGTTTACATACAAAATATACAGGAGTTAATGCTGATTCAGCTATCACTACTGATACTGCATTGTTTTCTATCGCAGGTGCTACAAGTTGTGTATTCCGTAAAAACCAAACAGTTTTCTTATCTTCTGAGTCTACAACTGCTTCTGCAAAAGCAATTATCTCTGGAGTTGGTACAGCTGACGGTTTAGTTGATGCTCAACAATTCCAAGTTAAATTTTACGAAGCTGCTGGTTCTCCATTCGCTTTAAATGAAGCAGTAACTGCATTCGTTTATGGTTCTGAGTTCTCTAAAGGAACAAATGGTATGTCAGGTTCAGTTGAGTCTGAAACTAACTTCTTTGAGGTTAAACCAATCGTTATCAAAGACAAATATGTTGTTTCTGGTTCTGATATGGCTCAAATCGGATGGGTAGAAGTACAAGGAGATAATGGTACAGGTTACTTATGGTACTTGAAATCAGCTCATGATACTCGTGTTCGTTTTGACGATTACTTAGAAATGATGATGGTTGAACACATAGAAGCTGAAAACGGTTCTGCTGCTGAGGCTTATTTATCAACTAACACAGGTGGTGGAAATGCTGGAACAGAAGGTTTATTTGCTGCTGTTGAATCAAGAGGTAATGTTTACTCTGGAGGTAATCCAAGTACATTGGCAGATTTTGACACTATTGTTGCTCGTTTAGACAAACAAGGTGCTATCGCTGAGAACGCATTATTCGTAAACAGAGGATTCTCTACTGATATCGATGATATGTTAGGTAGTATCTCTACAGTTGCAGGTGCTTCTTACGGTATGTTTGACAATGACAAAAATATGTCATTAAACTTAGGATTTGAAGGTTTCCGTAGAGGTTCTTATGATTTCTACAAGACTGACTGGAAATACTTAAATGATGCTACTTTACGTGGTGGGTTAACAGCAGGTAATGTGAATGGGGTATTAGTACCAGCAGGAACTACTTCTGTTTACGATCAAGTAATGGGACAAACAGTTAAGAGACCATTCTTACACGTTCGTTACAGAGCTAATGAGAGAGTTAACCGTAAATTGGAGACTTATTCATTAGGAGCAGCAGCAGAAGGTGGAGCAACTAGCGATTTAGATGCTATGGAGTTACACTTCTTGTCTGAAAGAGCTTTATGTACTTTAGGAGCAAACAACTTCGTTTTATTCCAAGACTAATAAATGCTAAAGAGAGCCTCATCAGTGAGGCTCTCTTATTTTTTTAAATTATAATTAAAATTCAAATGAAAACAAAATTAGAATCAAAGGACAGGATATATACTCTTGTTGGTAACAAAACACCTTTAGCGTTATACATCGCATCAAGACATTCAAACAGAAAATCTTTATTGTATTACGATGAAGTAAAAGAAGTAAATAGAGAGTTAAGATACTCTAAGAATCAAAAATCACCGTTCGTTGATGAGCAAGATGGTACTGCAATTGTAGAACCTATTGTTTTTGAAGATGGGACATTAAGAGTTCCAAGAACAAATCCAGTATTACAAGAATTTTTATATTATTCTCCAGACAACATCGCTAATGGTGGTGGTATCTTTGAAGAGTTTGATCCAACTGTAAGTGCTGCTAAAAAAGTAGCTTCAATGGACTTAGAGTTAGATGCAGCAATCAAAGCAAGAGAATTAGATTTGAACACAATGTTAGCTGTAGGTAGAATTTATCTTAACGGAAACGTAGATAAAATGTCTGTCGAAGAGTTAAAACGAGATATAAGATTATTTGCTAAGTCATCTCCACAAGAGTTCTTAGATGCAGTAGCAGATCCAGACTTAAATATCAACAACATTGCCTCAAGAGCATTCAGCGAAGGTTATGTCCAGTTAAGAGGAGGTAAAGATATTTTCTACAACCTTAAAGAAAACAAAAAGAAAATCCTTACACTTCCGTTCGGTGAAGACGCTGTAGATAAATTATCTTCATGGTTACATACAAGTGAAGGACAAGAGTTCTATAAATTCTTAGTTAAAGAGTTTGAAGATTAATTAGAGTTATAAACAATACCTCAAAAGGTCAGTTATTTTATGTAACTGACTTTTTTTATTTATATTTGTACTTTATTAATTATTAAACATTTTCGAAAATGGCTAAATTTTTGCAATTCACAATTGGAGCAGCTAATGCTCTACCAAAGGCTTTAATCTCTGCTGGAGCAGATTACTTGATTACAATGCCTTCAACTTCAACTTTAGTATTAACTACATTAGGTGGTGTAGCTACAGCTGACGTTCTTACTATTACATTCACTACAGCTGATGCAACTTATGCTTCTCACTATGCTGTTGTTGATGCTATCGCTTTAGCTAACGGACCTAAATCTAGTCCTGATGCTATTATCGTTCCTAAATTACCATTAGTCGGAGCAACTCAACAATTGATTACATCTGTAGCTATTGCTTAATCTCAATAGTTAAGATATTTGAAGGCACAGCATTATTGTTGTGCCTTTTTTATTATCTTTGTAAAAAAGTAAGAAATGATTAATAGCGTTAGAAATACAGTTCTATCTATACTTAGTAAAGACGTTAGAGGGTATGTAACTCCAGAAGAGTTTAACTTATTCTCTAAACAAGCACAAACGGAGATTTTCGAGCAATTGAACTTTGATTATAGCAATGCTATGAACAAACAAAATGCAGGACTTCATGGCTCAGGATATTCAGATATTGCTGAAAAGATTGGAGAAGTGTTGGATGAGTTCGTTGTAACAGAAGTTCTACATTATAACGCTATCACTGGTAAGTTCTATATGCCAGGAGAAGATCCTGCAAATACGCAAGAAGCATTATCATATCGCTTAGATAGATTAATCTACAATGACTTAATAGAGGTCGATAAGGTTGACAGACGTAAGATATTGAATCTAACAGCTAGCAATCTAACAGCACCATCTGTATTATATCCTGTATATACATTGGACAATCAAGGAATATCTGTCTACCCAACAACAATTACGTCAAACGTTATGGTTGACTATTTGAGATACCCTAAAGATCCGAAATGGACATATACATCTCTATCTAATGGTGAAGCATTATTCAATCAAGGCGCAACTGATTACCAAGACTTCGAGTTACCACAAGCGTATGAGACAGATTTAATCATTAAGATATGTCAATATGCAGGAGTATCGATAAGAGAAGCTGAGGTTGTTCAAGCGGCTAAAGGTGATGAAATACAAAGCAAACAAGAAAAAATATAATAGATGTCATATATAACTCCGTATCAATATTATACTAACGGTACAGGTTCTCCAGACAGCACAAACTGGGGTTCGTATCAATACGTATCATTAGCAGACGCTATAAACAACTTCACACTCATGTATGTTGGGAACGACAAACAGATTAACAATGTGAAACGTCATGAGATTATTTTCCATATCAAACAAGCTATCAAGAAATTACACTTCGATGCATTAAGAAGTATCAAGAGTTTAGAACTTGAAGTTGGGGATAATTTAAAGTTCATCCTGCCTAGCGATTACGTGAACTATATTAGGATATCTATCAATGTAAATGGAGTATTGAGACCATTAACTGAGAATAGACAAGCTAATACAGCAGTTAGATATTTACAAGATGCATCTCAGAACATATTATTTGATATCAACAACGAATTACAGGTTATTGATTCAGATTTAGATACGTACAGATTGACATTATATACAGGACCAGGACAATACAACGGATGTTACGGATACTGTATTGATGACAACTGGTATTTCAGCTATCAAGTTGGAGCTAGATTCGGAGCTAATCCAGACGAAATTTCTTCAGCACCGACATTCAGAGTGAATAACGGTGTAATCGACTTCTCATCAGGAGTTGCTAATCAGATTGTCGTTCTTGAGTACATATCTGATGGTATGGCGAACGGAGTAGATACAGATATTCAGATACATAAATTTGCAGAAGAGTTTATCTACAGGTATGTTAAATGGGCTTTACTTAATCAGAAACGAGGGATTACTATTTACGATAGAAATCAAGCTAAGAAAGAATATACAGCTGAATATTCTAACGCTAGAATAAGATTAAGTAACTTACATCCATCAAGATTATTAATGAGCTTGAGAGGTCAAAACAAAATATTGAAATAATGGCAGATATTACGAATACTTTCATGGGAGGTCGTATGGAAAAAGATCTTGATGAAAGACTTTTACCTGAAGGACTATATAGAGATGCCTTAAATATTGACATCGATATTTCAGAAGGAGCGAACGTTGGTTCTGCTAGAAATAAAATGGGTAACACTAAGATAGCTGACCTAGCTACAATCTCAGGACAAACTATTCAGAACTGTAAAACAATCGGTGCTGAGAAGTACGAGAGAGACAATCTTATCTATTGGTTAGTTGCTTCAGATAAGTTTGACGGTATTTATGAATACAATGAGATATCAGGACAGACAGTAAGAGTATTACAGTCTAACAAAGCTACTCCATCAACAGCAAGTAAACTTAATTTCAATCAACAGTACATCGTTACAGGAATTAATTATATCAATGGATTTTTATATTGGACAGATAATTACAATCAACCAAGAAAGATAAATATCGCTAGAGCTAAATCTTACTTAATAGATGATGCTAGAATTGTTGATGATTTGAATGTAATATTAGCTCCACCATTACAAGCTCCTACAATTGTATTGAGCAATGATGGAAGTCAATCTAACAATATATCTGAGAAGTTTATTTACTTCTCTTATAGATATAAATATATAGATGGACAATACAGTGCCATGAGTCCATTTAGTGCCGTATCTTTTACTCCTAATGTATTTGATTTAGATTATACAAACGGTAGCAATAAAGCTATGATTAACAAGTATAACTCTGCTGATATATCTTTCCAAACAGGAGGTAAGAATGTAAAGGAGATCCAATTGTTGATGAGAGATACTAGGAATTTAAATGTAAGTATCATTGAGTCCTTTAATAAAGACAAATTATCACTTAAAGATAATTATACTCATTCATTCAAGTTCAAAAACAACAAGACATATACAGTCATAACATCCGATCAAATTACAAGACTATTTGACAACGTTCCATTACTAGCTAAGGCGCAGGACTTTGTAGGGAACAGACTTATGTACGGTAACTATACACAGTTCTATGATATTACCGACTGTAATGGTAAGGAGATTAAGATTAGTTTAGGATTGGATTATTTAAGTACGGCAGCAACTATAAACTCTCCATCTGAAACATTTAGATCTGATAGAGATTATGAAGTTGGTATTGTTTATTTAGATTCATACGGAAGAAGTACAACTGTACTTACATCTGAGAATAATACTGTCTATATTCCTTCAACAAAATCAATTACAGCTAACAGTTTAAAAGTAAGTATTAAACATAAGCCACCTTGTTGGGCGACAAACTTTAGAGTTGTATTAAAACAGAGCAAAGGAAAATATCAGACTATATTTCCATTGCTTTATTATGTTGATGGCTCATATAGACATTTCTTAATTCAACCATCCGACAGAGATAAATTCGCTATTGGAGAGTACGTAATATTTAAAGCTGATGCTAATGGTCCAACTTTAAGTAATAAGAAGTATAAAGTATTAGATTTAGAAAACAGAGATGCTAACTTTCTTCCTGGGGGTGGACAGATTGCTGGATTGTATTTTAAAATTAAAGTTGACTCTTCATCTGAATTTAACGGAAGTAATGTTTCAGTTATAAGTGATACTACTCATGGCACTGATGCATATGAAAAACAATCTGGGGTAGATAGACCAATTTCTGTACCAGTATGGGCGCATTATTCATATGCAGAACTCCCTATTCATTATGGTACAGGAAGTTCTGACGCTTTAATATCTACACAATACTTCACAGGACAAAAAGATTACAGGGTTACAATAGAGGTTACATCTCCAACTACTTACAAATATACAATAGATGTATCTTGCGGAGGTGGATGGGTAAATAATCAACCAATAACATCTACACTTACTCCTGTATATTTAAATCCATCTTTAACTGACTCTATAAATATATCTTGGAATCTTCAAGCAAATATAGTTGTAGGAGACAGATGGAAAATAAATTGTAGATCAAATGTTAATTTTGCTCCAAATTATTTCGGTGGAGTCGGTATCCCAAGCGGTACTGCCGCTGCTACAAAATACACAGGAGGTTATGCATTATTTCCTGCTTATGCTAGCAACGTACCTACATTAGATACTCCAATATACTCAGGAGCTGTGATAAATATTACTATTAAAGAAGATTCGAGGAATAGTAATGCATATACAGCATCACAACAATTCATAAGCCCTGATAGGTACGTAAATATAGAGGAGTGGTTTGTAGAGTCTGGGGCATATCAACAATTTATATCACGCAATACTAGCGGAGCAAATGTTGGAGCGCAATCAGTATCATTTAGAAGAGGGACTAATTATACTGTCCAAGATTACGCAAACAACCCAACATATAAAGCAGGGATAATAGATGGAAGCTATACTGTTAACTCTCTTTATTACACAGATACTAGATACGCTCCTTTAAGAATGATAATAAAAGGATATGGAGAAGGAGATAATACTATTAGTAATAATAAATTTAACCAATTTACAGTAGAGTTTATTCTTCAACAAACAACTAATCCAACAATCTGCGAAACAGATCCGAAAGAGAAGGATACAGATATTTACCACGAAATAAGCAAAACATATCCGATCAAGAATGGATTGCATAAAGTTTATTGGGACTACGCTGACTTTACATTCGGTCTAAATGGAGCAACAAACTTAGGACAACTTGTCCCAGGAAGTGCGCCATCTGCCACAGATACTCCGCACAACTTCTCGGTAGGTGATACTATCTATGTAGCTTCAACTAATAATACAAATATGCCTTCAGGTAGCTATACAATTACTTCTATACCTGATTGCTATAATGTAGTTATAAATTTAGTTTTCCCTGGAAGTGCGCCTGTAACAGCAGGTAAAATATCTTACAGTTCGGACGACCAAGACCAAGGCACATCTTTAACTAGTATTGCAGTAATAAAAATAAATAATCCAACAACTAAAAACAGCGATTATAATGCATGGACATTCGGAAACGGATTAGAGTCTGACAGAATTTATGACGATTGGAATGCTCCTACACTAGAATATAGTCCAAGAACAAATTCAGTAGTAGATGAATATAAACAGAGGCTATCTGAGAATGCAATATGCTACTCAGGAATATATGGAATTAACACTAGCGTTAATAGACTTAACGAGTTTAACCTATCTATTGCTAACTTCAAATATTTAGATAAGGCATTCGGAGCAATTCAGAAATTGCACTCAAGAGATACAGATTTATTGGTATTCCAATATGACAAAATATCTAAAGTTCTTTACGGTAAAAACTTACTATCTGATGCAGTAGGTGGAGGACAAGTAGTATCTATCCCTGAAGTATTAGGAACACAGTTAGCTTTCCCTTATGAGAACGGTATAAGTATTAATCCTGAGTCATTCGCATCTAATGGAGAAGATTTATTCGTAACAGATGCTAGAAGAGGGACAGTGTTAAATGTAGCAGGAGATAGCTTAGTAGAAATTAATATAGGAATGAATGATTACTTCAGAGATTTAATGAGAACTTCTCCGAACAATCAGAAATTAGGAGCATATGATCCGCACAATCAAATGTACGTTTTAGCTTCTAATGACCTATCTGTTAAGCCTTGTGAGTTGACAATCAGTAGAAATAATTTAGCTGTATCAAATATTCAAAGTGAAAGCTCAAGACCAATTGATTTATTCTCAATAACATCTAATACAGCTTGGACATTAAGCGTTGTTAGCACAGGTTTTGGAACTAACTGGGTAAGTGGATATGCTACATCTGGATCAGGAAATCAAACAATATCATCAAATGTAGCAGCTAATACTACAGGATTAAACAGAACTGTTAATTTTGTTGTTACTTATTGCGGACAAACTGTTACTTTTGTACTTTCGCAAGGAAGATATAAAGATATAAATGTAGTATTAATAGCTAATGCAAATAAACAAAGATGAAATTAGAACAAGGTTTTAAATACTCAGGGAGCGATACATATGAAGTAAATGATATAGATGTAAACGAATTAGGTTTATCTCTATACGACAAGCTAACAGGAGTAGGGGGTGTTGATTACATCCCTTACGATGGGGCTACAGTTACTGTAATGACAGGAGCTATAAATACAACAGATTCAGTAAAGAAGTTAGAGCCTTCATTAAATAATAAGATATATTATTTAGTTTCTGACGTTCTATATTCAGATGCAGATAAAGACACAATTATCTCTCTAGCGACAGAAGTGCCTGTTTACTTAGATGCTCCTACTCAGAAATACATAGGGGATTTCGTATTCAACAATCCAAACGATTATGATTACTTATATCTTATATGGGATTACGCTGACAATATGTCTAGCGGAAGTGCTTCATATATAGGTGATGCTACAACAAAATACATCGATATTGACTTCGGAACAAACGTAGGCAAGGCAGGTGTTTATTATGAGACACTTGGAAAGCCTACAAGATATGTATTAAATTGGAATGGAGAGAATGTAAAAGATACAGGATATGTAGGCTTAAACTCGACAGCTAATTATGATGATTTAATTGCAGCAGGTGTTGATGCAGCAGACATAAAATTAGTAACTCCGTTAGATGGACTTGTTGACAATGGCACATCTAGTCTTATATTCAATAAATATTTATCTGCTGAAAATACAGCACAACTAGCTGTCTATTCACCGTTAGATTCATCTGAATGGAGATTGACGAAAAGAAATGTATCACTTAAAAGTTTCTATATCTGTACAGATGCAGGATTAGTAGATGATGTATGTTCCCAAGTTGCTGACACAAATTACTACCACAACGGAGAAGGAAATGTGCCAGTAGCAGGGGATACAATATACACAACATCTAATGGGCTTACTGTTTATGACGGAGGAGATGATTATCATTTAGTAAATTTAACACTTATGACCGTACCTGCGACATCAGGTGCTGTATATACAGTTGTAGATGCTAATGGAAATTGTACATTAAGCGCAGGATGTGATTGTTTAGAGGCAACTGTTCCATTTATTCATCAAGAAGATATCTATCTTACTAAGGGTAAATATACAAATATCAAGTTGTCTGCATCAGGAAATCCCACATCTTGGTCCATAACAAATACTTGCCATGAATATCTTTTAGATGGTGGTACTGAAGGGACATTATTCTCTGTTGTAAATTGCAAAGGTGTTACTGAGAATATAACAGTAAGTTCAGGGGATACATATAACACTTGCTCTCCATCTACTCCTACAATTACTTACGGTAATGGTAGTTTATCTGACTTAGGTGTATGTTTTAGAGAAGTTCTTCCGAACGGCATATCTTTAAATACAACTCAAGGACAAATATCAGGAGTAGCTAATAATGTATATAGAACTGAATTTATACTTAAAGCTACCAACTGTCAAGGAGATAGTGTGGAAAAAACTATCAACATAATAGTTACTGACAATGAGGTTATAAAACCATTCGCTATCGATGTTGAGAACTTCGGAGATACAGGTGATGCTGCTTGTGTGATTACTCCTGTATACAGTTTACTTTACCATAACGGTAATGGTAGAGTTCCATATAAAGGTGATACAGTTTATACTGATAGTAAAGGTACAGATGTATTTAAAGGAGGTGAAATGTGGTACAAGATAGATCATTCAACTTACTCTATTAAAGTATGTACTGAAGGTATTGTTTGCGATACAAACGAATGTCCATTAAGCACAACAACAACAACATCTACGACATCTACAACAACAACGACAACATTGCCTGCTGTAGGTTCTTGGCATACAGCTCACTTATGTAATGATGTTACAGTATTTGCTAGATTATATGATTCAACAGCTACAGTGATAGCTAACAACAGTATAATCAAAACAACTGATGGTAACTGTTGGAAGAAAACAACTACAACGACAGCAGGATATCCATATTTAACAATAGAAGATCCAGTAGTTATTTATGGAAATTGTAATACTTGTAGAGGAGTAACTACGACTACAACGACTACAACGACTACAACAGCTCCTGTAATTACTTCATTCCAATTACAAGACAATAATGAGGTGTCTGCATACTTAGCTTGTTTAAATTTCGCTGAGACATTATCTACATATTACCATAATGGAGCGTCTGCTAAACCGATAGTAGGAGATGTTGTATTTGAGGATGCATTAGGAGC